CCCCGGCGGGGGGGCGGCGGCCGACTGGGCGGCGCCAGCGTTCTTATAGAGGGCGCCCGTCTGCTCGTTGACGGACACCGTGGACAACTTGTAGAGCTTAACCGTCTCAGCGAGAGCGGACAGGAGGGAGCGGATCGATGTGATCGGATGCTGCATCGCGATACCCATCGACCGCTGCGCCGTCGTCAACGCGTAGGCTCCGCCGAGAACAAGGGCCTGCTTCGCATAGTAGCCGGCTAGGATACCTCCGGCCGTTAGGAAGGCGCCGGCCAGTTTGGCGATCCACTGTGCGGCGGGGTTCTGCACGAGGTTCGCGAGGACTTGAACGAGACCCGTGAGGGACCCTAGCATGTCGCCGATGCCGGAGTTCGTAGACCTGCCGATCTCTGCCTTCAGATTAGACCAGGCATTCTTCAACATCTCCAGCTTGCCGGCCGTGGTGGAGGCTATCTGGTTGTACTGGTCATTGAGCGTCTTCGAGTCGTTGTACCCCGATTCGGCGTCGCGCATCGTCTGTTCAAGCGTCTTGTGCGCCTCGGCCAGACGGAGGATCGTCGGGACGTCACGAGATGCCTTGATGCCCAGATCTTTGAGCACGCCGATAGCTCCCTGCCCCTGGTTCTTCAAACCGGCGATGAACTTGACGAATATGTCAGAGAACTTCGACGTGCCCCACGCCGACTGGACTTCCTGTGCGGAAACCCCGGCAACCTTCGCGAACAGGTTGAGTTCGTCACCTCCACCCCTGATGGCTTTCTGCATCTGGGTGAACATACGAGTGACGACACCACGCGAAAGCTCGGGGGCCACACCGATCGATGCCAGCGCACCAGACAAGCCGACCACCTGGTATTCGGTGAGGCCGGCGAACTTGCCCATAGCGGAGATCTGCGTCGACGTGTTCGCGATCTGGGATTCTGTAGCAGCCGAGTTGACGCCGACCTTCAGAATCGAGGAAGCGATGTTGTCGAAGTTCTGGCCGGTCGTGCCCATGATCGTCTGGAACCGCGCGATCGTCTCGCCCGACTTGTCGAGCGAAAGGTCGGTGGTCGCCGATAGCTTCGCGACCGTCTCGGTGAAGTCTGTGATGGACTCTTTAGCGACGCCCAGCTGGCCGCCGAGTGCTGCGATGTTCGACAGGTCCTTGAAGTTCGTGGTCGTCACCGAGGCGGCCATCTGCTCCAGTTTGCCGCGTAGCTCGTCCGCTGACTTGCCGGCGATATCGTTGGTCCGCTTCACCTGTGCGAAGGCCGACTCATACTCCATCGACTCTTTGACGACCGTGGAGAAGGCACCGAAGGCCGTCTTCGAGATGTTCTGCATGACGGCTGCCACGTCGTAGAGGGCGTAGCGCATGTTAGAGATACGCGACTTCGCCTCTTCGGCTGCACGGCCGGCTCGGTCGAAGCCCTCCCCGGCTTCCCGACCGCCACGTCCCGCACCGTCCAAGCCCTTGCCGATATCGGCTCCAACCACCTTGCCTTTGATGTTGTCGAGGGCTTGTGCGATAGTGTTGATGGATTCCGCAGCCTCGTGGAGTTCAGACGTGCCCTGCACGTTGAACTCGATAGTCTGCTTAATATCAGGCATCACTCACTCCTGTTGTAGTAGTCCATCCTCGTGGGCAGGTCTCGCTCCGCATAGTCTGGCATATACGGTGTCATCACAGTGTCCTTGCCCCATTTCTGCTTCTCCTCATAGGGAGGCGGGTCGGTGGCGCGGTGTGTGCTGGTCCAATCATGCATCATCCTTGCCTTAGTAGCATAGCACGTTCTGTCTTCCGCACGCCATGCTATATCAGGATCCGTCGAATGACACAACCAGATAGGATTACCGCACCTTTGGCACGTCTCGTCCTTAACCGTCTTATAGGCCAACACAAGTTTATAGTCCAACTCCGTCCAATGCCCGAAAGGGTCAGGCTGGTTATAAATGACGGCGGTGGGCCTCATGTGCAGGTCCACCGCCGTCCTAACCATTGATAGAGCGCCGCTCCCCCCTTTTTCTTGGAGGGCGTCTATCAGAAATCCACCGTCACCGCGTTGTCGTAGTCAGCGGAGGCGCCTAGAAGATTCATCGCTGTGACGAGCAAACCCAAATACTGCTCGCCAGGCAGAGCATTCAGGATCTTCCGGATCTCCTCCGAGTTGAACCTCCGTTCGTCCACATTCCCTTCGGCATCCTCGATCTTGTACAGCGTCTTCGACAGAAGCGCCAGATAAGCTTCCGACACGCGCTTCGCCTTGTTCTTCGTTTTATCCGCGCTTTCGATGCCAAGCATCAGTTCTTCGCGCACATCAGCAGTAACAGACTGGAGGTGGAACGTCAGCTTCGAAGCGTCGCGCCTCTTCACCGCTTCCTTGATTACATCGGCGTCGGCCTGCTCTTTGATCAGCCGCTCCACGTCCTGCACAGCCTCGGCGTCCAGGTACACGACCTTCTTCGCCTTCGGTGCGTTCGAACGAGACAAGACCTCGAAAATGTCCATAGTTTGAATTCCTCTCTGCTAGGCGTTAGGGTAACGTCATAAACAAGAATAGCACAGGGCGGAGAGGAGACGCCCTGTGCTATTCAGATCGGAGATGTGCGCGTTACACCACCGTCACCTTGACGGTCACATTCGCACAAGCGGGATGGCTGACGATAACGTCAGCACTGCCTGTCTTCAGGCCCGTCACCACGCCGAGCGGGCTGACCGTGACAGTCGACGTGTCCTTCGACAGGTAGGAACACACGGAACGCGCCTGATGTCCGTGGATCTTCGGCAGGATCGGCCGGTGCTCATTCAAGGAGATCGTGAGCGCCCCCGTGTCGGTGATTGCCGTCGTGCTGTCCTTGAAGATTCCGTTCACGGCCAGCTGACCCTGCTGCAGGAACGACACCGTGTACCGAGTCGGGTTGTCGCCCTCAAGCGTGTTCTTGTACGTCGATTCGATCATGAGGAACGCGCAGTACCACTGACCCGCCGCGATAGGATCACGGCCCTTCAAGACACCGCGCACAACCAAAACCAGGTCGACGCGGGTCTTCTTGAACATGTTCCACGCCTTGGCGTAGATGCTGTTCACGTCGTCCGGGTTTGTCGGGTAGTACATCGTGAGCGAGCCCTCATACTGTGCGGCACCACGAGACGAAGAACCCGCAGCGTCGAGCAGCGACAGGGACGACTGCTCCTTCGACGCCTTCGCAGCCGGGATAGTCGTGTCATCCCAGTTGATCGCGTCGCCGATAGCCACCGCAGAGTTCATTTCCTCCACAGTGATAGCGTTGATGTCCCTCACGGACGCCTTGGGCAGAACCCAGACGTTGACGTGTTCGTTGGAGAGTACTTTCTTATCCATTATGCGGCCACCTTCTCGTTGAGGACAAACGCGCCATTCTGAAGGAAGTTCGGCTCATACTTAATGAAGCCATTCGACTCGTACCCGTCGACCGGGTAGTCAGTCTGGAAGCGGTAGATGCTGAACACATCCCCCGCTTCGAACGGCTTGTTCGGGCGCTTGCCGATACGCTCCACGATGAACAGCGTGATGTCGGGTTTCATCGTGATGTCCCTGATCATGTTGAACACTCCCTGGTCGTCCACGCTTTCGTCCCGGAGAGCGGTGAACTTGCCCTCATACTTCGCAAGGGTCGGGTTCTCCACTTCGGAGATATCGCAGATCGTCCGGGTCGTATCAGTGTCTGGGTCGGTCTCGCCGAGCGAGTATCCGTCCAGGATCGCACACGACACATTGAACACCAGGTTATGCGGGTTGTCGGTAGCACTGAACTGTGCGTTGAGTTCCGCCGCCGTAGGATGCTGCCAGTCAGCGAACGCTTCAGGAGCGGCGAAGAGAATAGTCACGTTGCCGCGAAGCATACGAACTTCGTTAGCCACTGTGCTTCCCCCTTTTCTCGTTGTCGTTGTCAATGAAACAGTCGCTACAAGGCTCTTCCTCGGTTACCGGCACCAGCGTACCGAAAAACTGAGCGAAGTCATCCGGGTACGTACCGATGTCCCCGGTGTTCATGTCTTTGTAGAGGCCCATATACACCATCCTATCAAATGCGGTTTTTGAGGTTCGTGATGAAGGAGCAGTACAGCTCGTAGCCGCACTGCACCACTTTGTGGTTCGTCCCGGCATAATTCAAGCCCTGGCCGCCGTGCACGGTGATGCCCCCGCTATTGTCAGGCTCGAAACCGACCAGACCCCATAGGATCCTCTCGCCTATCTCACGTGCATGCTGTGCGGTGAGGGCTCGCACATGGCACAGGAAAAACACCCTATAGCCGTCGTTCAACTGGGAGACGATGCTCGTCGCCTGGCTGATGTGCGACGGCGTGCCGAACACAACCGCGATATACGGCATCTTCTGTCCTTCGTCGAAATCAGGCAAGGCCACTTCTTCGCACACGCGACCAGGCGGCACCTCAGAGAGTTCGCGGATCTTTGCTATAACGTCATCGATGTACTTGGCCATGCGTCACCTGCCCCACTTCCAGACGCGGCGAGTCTCCGTGTAGACCTCTTTACTGGTCTTCTCGGCGAGCTTTACCTGCTTCTCCACCTTCTCCAGGGCTTTCATGCCCCACACTCTATCATCGCCGTACTCCTGTCCGAGGATATAGTCGTGGTCCCAGCCACCGTCGAACTTATTGGAGCCCTCGATCCACCCGTACTCGACGGTGACGTTGTCCGGGACGACGACGCTTACGCTGTCGTGCATGTGCCCCGTCCAGATACGACCTATCTTCCCTGGCACAAGAGCAGACGGAGTCTTCTCAATCGTGTCCTGCAGCGCTGGCGGGACCTCCTCCGACAGCTTGTCGATGACGTTCGCGAACAAGTCGTATTCCCTGAAGTCCTGGACGCGCTTAGCATACTTCGTGAACTTGTTCGCCCCGATCTTCGTGCGGATCTTCATGTCGGTTACGCCTCCGCTTTGTTCATCGGCGTGTTACAGATAATCGTTCGCTCGAACGACTGCGAGGCATCCACCAAGGACGCCACCGTCATCAGGTAGCCCACCATGTGCGGTGTATCTTGGGTCTTTACGACTTTGATACGTGCAGCCATCGGGATGTTCAGCGACATCGTGGATCGCGGCAGCTGTATGCGCACACGGTTAGTCGTCTGGGGGGCGATCTGGTCGTTCGCTACCTCAGGTTGGCGTATCGGCTGTATACGCGCTTTCCCAGAATATACGACTGAGCCATAATCGTAGCTGTCAGTCTTAGCGTCATATTTGATGTTTTTGCCATCATAGATAGTCACCTCGTCGACCATGTAGCGTTCAACGCGTTTAGCTGCCATCGCCAGACGGCCCTCAGCTATACCGGCCAAGGAACTCCCTCGCTCTCTCGAACACGTCGTCGCCCCTCATCGGGACGAGCACAAGCCCCTCGCCGTTCTCCAAGGCATCCCCCTGTGCGTCGTACTTGTCAGCCAGGGCGAGGAGGGCGTCGATGTTCTTATCGCCGCCGGACAGCGTGAAGTCATCGGCCTTGACGTTCTCAACCCCACCCTCCGATACGAGCTTCGCAGCATAGGTGCGCAGGGCAGCCGCAGCGGCCTTGAACACGTTCGTGTACAACCCGCACAACCGTTCGAGCAGTTTATGGTCCAGGTCGATACCCGGCAGGAACAGTTTCAGCTCATCCACGGTTATCTTCGCCACGTCGGCTCCTTTCCACTGCAGGAAACCCCCCCCCCCCCCGCGGCGGGGGGGGGCTCCCCTGTCCGCGGCGTCGTTCACCGGCGC